TTCCAAAAGTTCTTTCTTCATTTTTTCCATCTTTTCATCATATTCTTGAGTAAGTTTTTTTAGTATAAGGTTAGCAACGTCAGTCATAAATTCCTTATATGTGTTTAAATCTTTGAAAGATACTTCTTTTTGTTCTCCCATAGCTTGAGCTTGTGCGCTTGTTGATTTATCACCTGGTTTTCCTTCTGTATATTTTTCAAAAACTTTTTTGAGTTCTTCTGGTGTAAATTCAATTCCTCCTTCTGGTACTTCTACTGGTTTTCCTGTTAATACTGGTGTTGCATCTACTACTTCTGTTAGTATATTATCTGTGCTTTCTTCTTCTTTTTTTACTGGTGTTTCTTCTCCTCCTTCTCCACCTTTCATTTTTCTTATAGTTCTTTTTCTTAAGTTGAGTGCTCCAGCTTTACGTGATCTGTGGTTAGTTTGTTTTGGTGTAAATGATTTTTTTCCTCCGGATTTTCTTGTTTGATTTTTAGATTTATATAGCTTTTGAATCTTTTTTTTCGATAGTTTCATAATAATATAAGGATACATAAATATTTTAGGAGATATGGATAAATTGAAATAATATGACTATATAATATATGTCGAATGAAGAAGAAATAGAATTTATGGATTGTTATGAGGTTGAAGCAGCAGATGGAATTACAATAAAGAGTACGCGTATGAATGAGAATAATTCATGGTTTTTTGGTTTATTTCCAAAGGATGATAAAGGAAATACGAATCAAATGGTAATGATAATTATGTCAATAATGGTTCCTTTAGTTATACTTACATTAATTTATATAGTTTTATCTGTTCTAAAAAGTTTTAAGATTTCTAAATCAAATACAGGTTTAACAGGTGGTCGTAGAAGATAATAATATTTTGTTAAATATGGCTTATTATAGAAAGCTATATTTAATTAATTAAATATTTTTTATTAAAGGGTGGTAGCACCGTGTGATTTTGAGAGAGCAGGTTCATAAGCAGAAGGAGTATTTACGCTGTTAGATACAGGAGGTATTTCACTTACCATATCTTCTTCTAATGTTTTTTCTTGAGGTTCATTATATTCTTTCATAGCTGCTGCCTTTTTCTTCTCAGATGTTAGGCTGTGTTCCATGGCGTATGTTCCTGTGGTTACGCTGGATCTGCGGATAAGTTCATATGCGGCTACAACACCGAGAACGATAAGTACAGGATTTTTTGTATAGAAAAGAGAAAGAGCAACAACAACGACGATGACGTTACCGATTGTGCTATCTATGGTTTTTGTTAGCATAGAAGGAGTGCGGATATTAAGCACTATGTATGCTACAAGTAGGGCAACAAGTCCATTTTCATAGGGATTTTGTTTCACTATCTTAGAGACATCGTTAAATAATTTTCTGACTGCGAGTGCCATATATATCATATCGAAATATTAAAAATTTATTGATTCTAAAAGAAAATTGAAACAAACTAAAGATATAGTTAGATATATAAAAATATGGAAAATTATAAATTTAAGCAAGCATATCTTGGAAAAAAGGGGTATACTCTTTTTAAGAGTGAGTTGGATGTTGAACAGCTAAAGGAAATTCGGGAGGATTTGTTGGCTCGTCCATACGTGCCTAAATCACCGCAACAGATGGCACCATTCAAGATATATCGGGAAACAAAGGATAAGTTATTTGTGCCTCGGTATTATGGGATGGAAAAGTTTGGAACACCTCGGCGCAACATGATTGCGGAAGGTGATACGATGGGATTAACGATGGCTTTCGTTGGTTCTTTGCGTGATTATCAACGAAATATTGTGGAAAAGTTTTTGGTCGCAGCTGAAACCAAAGGTGGTGGATTATTGGAGATTGATACGGGTATGGGTAAAACGGTCCTAGGTATAAATATAGCAAGTCGATTGCGTAAGAAGACGTTAATAATAGTTCATAAGGATTTCCTGCTTACTCAGTGGATAGAGCGAATAGAGCAGTTTATGCCGGGAGCTCGAGTTGGTCGTATTCAGGGTCCAACGATAGATATTGAGAATAAGGATATAGTGATAGCTATGTTGCAGTCGTTGTCTATGAAGCATTATGATTTAAATTTGTTTGATTGTTTTGGATTTACAATAATAGATGAGGTTCATCATATGGGAGCGGAGGTGTTTTCACAAGCACTTCAAAAGGTGATAACACCCTATGTGTTGGGTTTGTCAGCAACTATGAATCGTAAGGATGGGTTGACGAAGGTATTTAAGATGTTTATGGGTGATATAGTTCATACGGAAAAGAGGGATACGACATCTGCTGTTGTTAATGTTCGAATATATGAATATAAGAATAAAGACGACGAGTTTTCAGAGATGAAGTATGATTATAGAGGAAATCCGTTGTATAGTACTATGATAAAGAAGTTATGTGATTGTGACGATCGTTCTGAGTTCTTGTTGGATATAGTTGAGAGTAATCTTAAAGAGTATCCTGAGCTTCAGTTGATGGTTTTGGCTCATAATAAGAGTCTTTTAAAGTATTTGTATGAGGGGTCAGTAAAACGAAATATTGCTGATGGTAGTATTGGTTATTATTTGGGTGGTATGAAGTCTGAAAAGTTGAAGGAAAGTGAGGGTAAGCAGCTTATTCTTGCAACGTATGCGATGGCGTCAGAGGGTTTGGATATAAAAACGCTTGGTGCTCTTGTGATGGCAACACCTAAGAGTGATATTGTTCAGACTGCGGGTAGGATATTGCGAACAACAGATGGTCGAAAGTTGATTGTTGATGTGGTTGATCAGCATGATATATTTCAGAATCAGCATACTAAACGTAAGACATTTTATAGGAAGCAGAAATATTTGATGAATAAGGTTGGTGTTGCTGATTTTCGTAAAGCAATAAATAATGGTGTGGAAGTGGAATGGGAGAGTGTAAAGACAAGAAAGGAAAAATCAGTATTTGACGATTGTTTATTATAATATGAAATGAAATTATATGTTTTTTAATTTTTAGTTAGCATCCAAATGAATTCTTTAACGGTTCTTGCTTCTTTTTCTCTTTTGTAATCAGCTATTCCACGAAGTCTGTTGTAAACTTTGTGGTCGATGGGAATTTTTTCAACGGTTCCATGTTGTTCCATGATAGATTCCAAAGTATCGATTGGTATAATACCTTCGTCGTTGTAAGACAATAGTATATATTTTGCTGGTGCGTTTTCTATGAGATGTTCGAATGCTGATATAGCATTACGAGAGCTGTTATAAGCGGATTTCACCCAATTTTTTGGTTGTCCTCTGTAACTGTTGGGTATTTCTATTGTTTTATCCCAATCGTTGATAATGTCAAGAAGGAAGTAATAAATACAGTATGGATGTTTATTGTATGGTGGGTCAAGATAAAGAACATCTATATCTGGAAGACCTGTTATCCATTTATTAGTATCATCTCGGTCTATATGGATGGTTGAATCATTTGGTAATAATATGGGTGATTTTAAGTATATTGGTGCGGTTATTCTATGTAGATCGTTACCCTTAGAACCACCGAAAGCACCCTTATCTCCGTCTTTATAAAACGCAGTAAATTGTCCGTTTGTGTTGTTATGTATGCTTGCTTCTACTAATAAAGGTCCAAGTAGGAATGGTTTATATTTTTCAGGTATAGTATCAATAAAGTTTCTTATTATATCTATGCGTCTTCCGTTTTGTTCTGTAAAATAAACTCTATGTTCAGGTTTTATTTCACCATTTGGTGACCAGTGTTTAGATACCCATGCGTCTTTTTTATTAAGTATGTTTTTGTCAGCAAGTTCATTTGCTTGAATTATATATTTTTCTACGTTTTTAATGAAATCTTTGTTTGGATTAGCGAGGAAGCATTTGTTGAGAGTTTCACTATAGCCTGCGCAGTCATTAACGTATAGGTGGGATGCTCTTGTTTTTAAAAGACGTCCTACTATACCCGAACCTGAGAATGCGTCAGCCATTGTGAGTTGTTTTTCTCCTTCTCTTTCTTCAATTATATCAATACATTTTGATATGTGGGTTAGTATTTTACGTTTATTTCCAAGATAAGTAATGATTTGGTCGGTCATAAAGTTTTTATTATCTTTATTTGAAGTCATGTAAATTATCTATAAATTAAACGTATATTTGATACGCATAAATATTCAACGATTAAATCTTTTTTTAAAATTATTATTTCTATTATATTTGTTGTAGTTATTATCGTAATGTGTATTTGTATTAGTTGTTTGACCGAAATTATTTTTTTCCATTTCTCTTAATTCATAAAGATTGCTAAGTTTTCCTGTTTTGACTAATTTTGATGGAACCCATTTTTTGAATCTATAATTATAATAACAACTCATTCGTAGATCTTTATTTTCTAACAAAAATTTATCATCGCTTGTGTTTTCAAATTCTTCGTCATCATCACTTTCTTCTAAGTAGTCAAGATTTATGTTTTCTTTTATATTACGAAAAAGTTTGTTCATGAATACACTTGTTTTATAATCTGGGATGAAAGCAACTGAATAGTAATAGTCGGTTTTTCCTTTTGAATAACAAAATAGGTTGTAAATATCGTATTGTGTTGATGCTGTAACTCTAAAAATAGCGGTAGGTGCGTTAGGGAATGTATTAGTATAACGTATTTGTGTGAAAGGAGAAAAAAACTGAGGTTGGTGACGATTATGAGGCATGTATTTTATTTTAGATACGTTATATGGTAGAGTATCAAACTGCATCATTAGTTCTTTTCTATTGGTATGCATGATAGGTAATCCAACTATCATGTCATGTTTTGTAAAAATTGTTTGTTTTAATTCGTGTTCCATTATGTAAGATAATAGGGAAAGTTTTGTATTAGTATCGCATCTATCTTTTGGTTTTCCTTTATAATAGTGTATATCATCAATAGCAAAAAATTTGATATTGTTATAATATAAAAGTGTTCCTCCAAAAATTGTTCCAAGACTTAAATCTCCATGAAATACAACAGGTGTGGTTTTAATATTTGTTATATTGTTTAATTTATCAAGATAACATAATGCTGCTATTTTATCCTTATTATGAAATGTGAACCATAGAAGACATCTTTTTCCTTCAGGGATAGCCATACATACATTAAATGATTGAACTTTGTTATGCTCAACTATGTCATAAGAAAGTTCCATATTTTGAGGAATATTTTTAATTATATCATCTGTTATGTCCATATAATGTATATACGATGAAATCTTTAATACATTTATAATATATTAACTTGACGAGTTAGATGATTTTAAGAAATTTTTAAGTTGTTCTTTCATGTCTATATCATCATTTTGTTGATGATTAGAATTATTTGTTGGTTGTATTGGTATATTATCAATAGATGTAGTGGATATAATATCACATTTTTCATTTTTTTTATTTGTTAAATCAATAGTTTCTTTTAATTTTTCTTCAACAGCGGTATAGAGTAGTTGGTCGGTTGCGATAATTCTTTTTTTTGGTTTTGTAAATGTGTTTTGAGCGTATACTATAGTATAATGAGCAATTCCTATAAGTGAAACATAAAATATTATTTTGAATAAAATAGAAAAAACAAGTCCCATAATATAGGACTTAACAAAATTATTTATATTTTAACAAATTGAATAGTTCGGATACATCTTCTTTAATAAGAGGATTTTGAATGTCGGCGTCGCTATATGAAGCATATTTTTTTGAGTTTAATATAAAGTAAACTTCGATTATTTCGTTATTATTATCTATTTCTACAATAAGATTTACAGGTGAATTTTCTTGAAGAGAGTAGTGGTTTATAGTTATTTTTCTTGAAAAATGTTCGAATGGTATATGAGAAACATTATTTTTTCTTTTTTTAATAATACTGTGGTCGATAGTAATAGCGGTTTCATCCATATAATTTTGTATATTATCTATTTTTCCATCAATAAAATCAATTTTTCTTAAGCAATTACATCTATCGACACGATATACACCTTCTGGTGTATAAATGTATGTTACTTTATATGATTCGCGTTTATGTTTGCTAATCAAATTTAATTTTGACATTTTGAAATTAAATTTGTCTATGTAAATTCTCATAAATATATATCGCTAAACTATTTAAACCAATTTGATAATATAATATAGTATGAACATATTAATTGTCGAAAAAACAGGAACTATTAAAGAAACAAAAATTAAAAATCCTGATGAAATATATAAAAAATGTGGATTTAAAACTGTCAAAGATTTTGAGCATCAAGTTACTTGGGGTGTGAATGTATGTAATGAAACGGTAAATATTAAATTATTCGCAAAAGCAACAGGTCGTGCGAATAGTGAAAATAAATATGAGTTTCCACCACCGGTTGATACAGATTTATATTTTGGTTCTGTTGCTTTGTTAGCATTTTCTCAGGACGATGAGATTCTTGATTTATATAAGGAAACCTGGGAAAGTGTATACGAAGAGTTATATGGTGGTTTTGAGGATTTAGGTTCGGAAGATTCAGATGAAACAGATGAGCTTGAAGATGTTCCTGATGATATGAAAACAAAAGAAGGTTATTTAAAAGATGGGTTTGTTGTTCCTGATGATAATCTTCTTGACGATGTTGCTGAGGAAGCAGATGATGGTGATATGGATGAAGAAGCAGTTATAGAGTTTGATGGAGATGTTTTGAGTGACGATGATAGTGATAGTGATAGTGAT